ATAACCGGTAATCACTTAAGATTACCAAACTGCAATTTCTAAAAATTACAGTTTTCACTACAGAGAATAGAATTTGGCTCAACGATCCGCTAAATCATCCATAGATGGCTCTGCCACATATGTTTGATTTTGAATCTTAGTCAATTTGTCATATTCGTCTACTAGTGTGGTCTTTGCTCTATTACCTAAAGAAGATAAAGCTGTGTATGTAGATTCTATTATAGAACTACCATACATAATTTCATTTTCTTCAGCTAATTCGGCAAGACCTTTTGTAAACATTTCTCCAACTTTAACAAGGAACAATATTTTATTTCGTTCCTTATTAAAAATTGAGTCAATGTTTAATTCACACAAGTGTCTAGCAACTTGCAGAACAGGTAAACCTGTTTCTAGTTTCTGCAATAGGCTAATACTTGCTTGAATATGGTTTATTAAACCATCAAACACTGGAATATTTGAAAATTCATTCAAATCTTCAATTTTATAATTGATTTTATGTTCAATTAAATTATTGAAAATTTGCATGGTTTTTCTTATATTCGAAGACAATATTTGCCCTAGCCCTAAACCAAGGACCCGTTGTAATTCTACAGCGGCATAACCTTGACTAGGGATAACATAATCACCATTTGATGATGAAGCTTGACCTAATAATTTTCTTATTAGATCATAGCTTGCAAAACCAAATGAATGGTTAAGTACTAGAGCAAATAATTCTAACCGTGGCACAAATTTTTGAGAATGAAAGACATAACGTTTTCCATTCCAAAGGTTTGTACATTGGTAAAATCTTTGTAAAAAGGAAATTAAACCAAAAGACATTATATACATATTTCCCTTGATCTTAAAATAATCAAAGAAAATAGTATATACAATGAAAGGATTTAGTATATTTTTTACTAATCCTCTCATTGGAAGTCCAGTGATTTCAATTCCATCCTGGAATCATCTTTTAGCAAATTCATATGTATTTTGTGATACATGTGTTTTGTTTAAAGATAATTCAACTCCCAACTTCGCCATCACTTGTTGATATCTTTTGGCAACTATATCGTTTTTTTATAACGATATCGTCACCTAAGATAACAACAAGATGATGACAAAGAGTGAAAGCAGGTCAAGAGGAATATGCTCCCATCGGTTGGC